CTATTTTTTCATTAAAATTTGTATTGTTCTTTCTTTTTCACTTAAGAGAGTTTCTTTCTCATTAAGTAAAGCTTTTAAATGTTCTATCTCATTTGCTCGAGACTCTACTATTATGTTCCCATTCCCAATTTGATTTTTATTTCCATTTTGTGTAGCGGAAACATCGCTTTTCTCATCAAACCAAAACGAAATAGGGACATTAAGAGCTTTTGAGAATTTTTCCAATAACTTCGCATCAATCGACTCTTTTTTTAGTATTTGAGACAAATATGTTGGTGTTATTCCAATTTTGTCAGTTGCAAATTCCTTTCTTTTTATTTTTTTTAAAGATAAAATTTTATCTATCTCATTTCCAATGTGCTTCATGTTATTATCAAATTATTTGTAAATTAATTATCAAACAATTTGTAAATTAATTCACATATATTTATATTTGCATCATAAATGTATTAATTCTTTTTAAATTTAAAAATAAAAATGAAAGAAAAGGAAAAAACAGATGGTGAAAAATTGCGGGATTATCTTGGAACTATTCCTGTAAACGAATACAATCAGAAGAAGAATTTAATCATATATTCTTGTAAAATAAAATCTCATACACTTAATAATTGGATATATGGCTTATGTAAAATTCCAGAGTTGGCAAAAGAGAAAATAGAAGAAGTAACAAAATATAAAATTTTTTAATTAGCTGCGACACTAACTAATACTAAAATTTATGAAAATCGAACTCTCACAATTTGAAAAATTATTGCAGACAAAACTAAATGAATTGTCGCAAAAAGAAATGGCAGAACTTGCCCGCTTTATTGGAATGGAAATTATCCAGTACGAAAAGAAAGGCGAATTATTGCTGTTAACTATACAGCAAGATGATAAAAAAGCCTTTGTCGATTATGACAAAATGATGAAGATAGGAAAACGGCGAGGATATAATGAGGAAGAGAATATGTCGTATCAAACCATATTTGGTGGACAACATACTTTTATCGATATGATTATCGTGTTGGAATTTATTGTATTTAAAAGCAGTACCATTCAGCCTTTTAGAGATAAGTTTAAGCAATATACAGACGAGGAATATTCCGAGATTTTATCAATTCTGAATAATTATCGATTTAAAGAATAAACTATGGAACTAACGGAATTATATTTTCATTTTGAAAATATACGCAGAATGAGTGATGAAATTAAACAGTTGTATGACAGATTAGAAGAAAAAGACAATTCAGATGATGCAATTTCTTTACGTTCACGATACGAAACAATTCGTCTTGAAATGCGCCGGCTCTTATCCCATGAATATGATGTTGAAGAAAACTAATACTATTAAAATGAAACCGAAACATAAATCAGGAACAATAACAGAACTCGAAAAAAACGATGCGTTATCCATTGCCAACAGCTTGTTGGAGAAAGTGAAACGAAGCGAAAAAAATAAAAAAGCTGTTAGGGTAAATAAGACTACCATTATTCTGGTAAAAAATAGTCTGTCAGAAATAGAGGTAAATGAGCGTGTATCAGCATTTGAAAAGCGAATTGAGTATAATAAAACTTTTAAAATGAACTAATTATGGATTTTCCCGAGCAAATAAAATGTATTCAGTCAATGATGCAACAAGGCGATTTACAGGCAATTGCAAAGAAAGCAGGAGTTTCTGGTCCTCGAGTAAAAGAAGTTTTTACAAAAAACAACATCAACGATATGACCCCAACTCAGCGGAAAGCTTGGATTGCTGCCATTGAGTATATGGAAGAAAGGGTTAAGGAAAATCAAGAGCTTCAAGAGCGTGCGGAGAAATTGGTAACTCAATCGGTATTTTAAATTAATCTTAAAAATAGAAATCATGCCTACTGATTATACGATAGAAAAAGCAAGAGAGATCCAGAATATTGTAGCTCAGCATTATATACCTGGATGTCATGATAGGTGTAAGCTTTGGGTATATCGCAATATTGTGAAAAAAATATATCCGATGAGCGATCGAACTTTTTTCAGATATTTAGCGATTGATGTTTGATGAAGAAGGTATGTGTTATCGTTTAATCTGCGGAATAAAAGTATATCAAATTTCTGAATTAACACAATCTGACAAAGACATTAATCTTATTATAAATAGAGAAAGAGTGTTAGAATTTAGAGACATGAAATAAAAATTACAAAACTAAATACAAACATCGATAATATTTTAATTTATAAATTTATGACAAAACAAGAATTTCTATCTGGGCAACCATTCCGTATCGAAGACGGGAAAAATATTTTTAGGTACTCGGAAAAAGATGTTGGCGAATTATACCAACTAATCAATCACGAATGGCGTTTTGCTTCTGTGGTAAAGGAGATAAACTTTGAAAAAGGATTAATCCGAACAACAGGCATCAATACTGGAAAGAGCGGCATAACAGTAATAATGTTTAGTAAAATGATTAAAGTTATAAATAAAATAAATCAACCATGAAACCACAATGGGAATCCCTATCGAATAAGATGGAGGTACACAATAAACTTATCGAAGAATTTACTGCCCAGCTGGGTACAGATCCAAAATATAGCCGAGCATTGAAAGCATTGGAAAATAATTGGGTGCACGTTGTACAATTACATAATGATTTCGACAAACTGGTAGAACCTATCGCCAAGGTAGAAGTAAAACTTCCGTTCGATGGCGATGAGTTCCGCGACTTGTGGATCACCTACAAGGAGTACTTGCTCGAAGACCACCACCAATATTTTGGTAGTCGGCGCGAAGCGATTATGCTCAAGCGCTTGAGTCGTTTGTCCGGGAAAGATGAAAAAATAGCGTGCGAAATGCTCGAGCTATTTATTAGTTCCGGCAACCGTAGTATATATAAAGCGACATCCAAACAACTGTCCGGAGAAGAGATCGGCACACAAGAAGAACCGCAAAAAGAAGCAATTACTGAAACAAAAGAACCGAAAATGAAATGACGGAATTTCAAGCACAAATATTACATAATTATCCTACTTACAAAGAGTTCTTGGAAGAACTTGCGCCAAAGCAGTTATTATCTGTATATTGGAATGTGTCAAGCATAACACAATGTTTAGAAAAGCGCTACATTACGATAATAGACATACGTGAGGCTTATTCGTCCGAAAAGCCAAAAGCAGGCGTCGACTACTTAGAACGTTGGCTAATATATCTCAATAACTTTTCTAATATCAACAAAAAGCTGGAAGAAACAAACGCAGTAGCGCACATGATTTATTCCGGCTATTACTTTTTTACACTTGCCGATTTAAAAGTGTTGTTTGAAAAAATAATGCGATCGGAATACGGAACATTTTACGGTAGCGTAGATGCACAGCGCATTATTTCCTCTTTTGAAGAATACAACAAAGAACGCAAAAAAGAAGCATCGAAAATACAAAAAATAAACAATTTAATAGATAATTGGATAGACGAAGATGTGCGTTCTTATAGCGTATTAGTCGAAAAAGATGAAGACCGAAACGAAAAAATTCAACTTTTCCGTCGAAAAATATATCAAGAAAAATTTGCCGAGTATAAAGAAAAAGCTATCAAATCAATCAAATGAAATACGAGAAGACATCACAAAATAAAGGCTTATTTGACGATAAAGTGCAAATGCTTGCCAATTTCATCAATCAGAATTACAATATACGCATTCCGGTACACGACCATACTAAAATCAGTATTACCTGTAAAGATCCTAATCGTTACGACTATCAACCCACCGAAAATTCTATTTGGTTGCACTGCCAAAGCGAAGGCAATATGAATGTAAGCGAATCGCTATTGAGAAAAGTAATCAGCGAACCAAAATATGTGAATCGCTACAATCCCATTGCTGAGTATTTTGACAGTATACGCGGAACTTATAAAGGAGAAAGCCACATCGACTTACTCATTAGTCATTTGTTGCCACGAGTATGGGACATAGAAAAAACAAGCGAAATGCACAACAGGCGATACAAATATATTAAAAAATGGCTTATTTCATGCGTAGCTCAATGGCTACACGGTAAACCGAATGATGTGGCGCTTGGCTTTATCCATCGCGATGAACGAATTGGAAAGACTTTTCTTACCGAGTTCATTGTTCCACCGATGTTGAAAGAATATTATCGAATGGCAAGTAAAGACGAAAGAAAGTTTGATATTGAAGATGCCTTTACTCGCTTTGCTGTGGTAAATTTTGACGAAATGCAGGGAATTACTTCTCACAATCTCGAAACCTTTAAAAAGCTGATACGCCAAAAAGAAGTAGTTGTAAAGCGCGGATACGAACGTATAGCGATGCCACGATCACGCATAGCCTGCTGCATGTTTACCACCAATAACAACGAAGAACGCGGAGGATTTATGATCGACAGCGGTGACAGCAGATGGTGTTGCATTGAACTCGAATCAATCGACCGAGAATATTCAAAACGTGTGGACATTGACCAGTTATGGGCAGAAGCATTGCTGCTACTCGAAGAGAGTGATTTTGAATATGCATTTACAAACGAAGATACTTCGGAGTTTGCTCGATACAACGTTCGCTATAAATTCAGAAGCAAGGCAATGAAGTACATCGGATTATATGTTTCTCCAGCAGAAAACGAAGACGAAGGAGAAAAATTAAACGCCACCATGATACTTCAACGCCTTGTACGAGACAAACGCATACTGCGCGAAGATTTACACCGAATAACCTACCTTGATATTGGTAAGGCAATGCACGCGCTGGGTTATCAACAAATATCATTTCGAAAATCTGGCATACAGCATCCAATATATGGCTATCACGTAAAGTTCAATGAGTAAGAAATTAATAAGATCTAAAATTATGGAATCTAATAAAATAATAAATGCCATTTGTAAAATGGCAGAAGATGACAACTATGGATTAAAAATGTCAACAAAAGTGTTGAACGCTTGTACAAATAACGATATTAGTGAGGTAACTTTTCAAGTAGATGTAGATGTAATAGATAGTGCATTTCTTCAATCTGTTGGACTATCCGGTGAGTATATGTGTTTCGTTTTCGCCATCAATAGAAAGGAATTGAAGAAATATAAAAAATTAGTCTGAAAATTTATCGGTTTGGTTAGCCTGTGATGGAAACGTTACAGGCTTTTTTATTTTTGTTGAGTTGATTAATCTGCTAAGTAAAACTCTCGAAACGCGGCGCATATATTGTGCCCCGTTTTTATAGAGCTTTACTTTTGTTTTTTTTGATTATACAAACAAGGTTCGGGATCGAAAAATATACTATTTATATATTAATAAACATTTTAATTTTGAATTAATATAAAGAAAGTATAATATAAGAAAAATGTTTAAAGTTTACTTACTACATTACTACAAGTTATGTAATGTTTTGATTTTCAATTTAAAAATGTAGTAAGTAAATCATTCTTTTAATACTTACTACAACATACTACGAGCTATAAAAAAACACTACCTACACATCCATACTACAATGTTTGTTTCTGATTATCTGTTATTTATGCGATGTAGTGATGTAGTAACAAATATTCAAACATTTTAATTATATAAAGTATTTTTTCATATCACAATACTTTACTACATTTGCCTATATATATGGTAGTTAAAGAGAGTAATATCATAAAAATCAACTTAGACGATTACCTGGTTGATTTTGTTATGTCGCTTCAAGGAAGCACAAAACAACCTGTTCGGATATCCAATAAAAATTTTATCGGAGCTTCCATATATCGTTTGCTTGATAAAGTACCGGAGAACTGTCGATTTGAATATCCCATATTGCCAAACAAACGGATACTGGAAGTGGAGGTTGGCTGGCTTGGTTCCCGTGGCCAAAAACGGAAGCGACCTTTTACGCATTATTATTTTCCTGTATCAAAACAACGCGAACTTGAATTGAGCATCAGAAATATGTTCGACGAGTTGTATTTTCAAGTTATTGAAATCAGTCGCGAATATACCGATGCGCAATATGTGGTGTTGATTGAAAAATTTTGCGACCGATATAAAATTGATTTTGCTAAAAATTTTGAATCATTTAAGAAAAAACACTATCGGGCACGTCAGAATTTGTTAAATTAATGTTAAAAGTGCAAAAAACTTTTTGCACCGCTGTCCCGTAAAAAACTAACAAAAAAATACCGATTATTATGCAAGTAAATGATAATATGGGTGGATACGAATCAATCGAAATGATTTTTCTCGATCATATAAATTCGATTATAGAAGATTCAAACGATAGAGTTTCTATCTCATTAAATCATCTTGGCGAATATACAAATCTTCCATTTCAGAAAAGAAGTGCAAAAATAGAATCAAAACCAAAAGATAATGATGCTGGAACTATTTACGAAAACAGTGTTTCATTGCTCGTTCCACACCAATATCTAACCGATGCGCTTTCTCAACAAATAAAAAAAGCGATCTACACTTTTTGTGTTATTCGATACAAAACAGTGATGGGCGAAACATTTATCGTTGGCGGAACCGACTACCCATTGCAAATTACTTCACAAAAATTACATCCGGGATCCGTAACGGGAATCTCCGGTTGGCAACTCGAATTTACAGGAAAATCAACCTATCCGCAACGAAAATTACTGATTGATTAATATTCAAAGTCCTTTATACATAATATAACATACAGTAACATTGCATAAAATATAATGTAATGTTACATCTACATCAAATATTAAACGGTATATTTATGATGGAAGCAAATTTTGCTTCCAATTATCTTCCACTTATTGCCTCTTATATAAAAGGCGAATCAAATCTGCTTATTTCTACAAATGGTAGTGCTGAAAATACAGATGATAATATATTTTTTCAATTCGCCGCAATTAATAACGGTTCTTATGAAATATCAGAATACGGCACACGTGTTCGTCCGGAAGATGCACCTGAAAATTCGGTAGCAATAATAAACGTATCAGGTGCAATAACGAAATACGACCAAACCTGCGGACCTTCCGGTATGCTGACAAAATCTGATATTATGAAACGCTGTTATGCTAACAAAAATATCAAAGCAATAGTACTCAGAACTGATAGTGGTGGTGGTGAAGGAAATGCAATGTTTTTGATGATAGAAACCATCAATCAAAAAAATAAACCGGTTATTGGATTTATTGATGACTTCGCCTGTTCTGCTGCTTATGGCATTCTTTCTTCCTGCGATATGATTATTGCCAATAGTACGCACGCGCGAATAGGTAGTATTGGAACTTATATTACAATTACAGATTATGCCGAGCGTTTAAAAAATCTTGGCATTAATCTTATCGAAGTTTACGCTTCTGTATCGTCTGACAAAAATAGAGAATTCCACGAAGCAATAAAAGGAAATCTTGAACCCGTACGGGAAATAGCGAATATTTACAACGAAAAATTATTGATGAGTGTAGAAACAGGCAGAACAGATAAACTAAAATCCGGACGGAAAGAATGGGGAACAGGCAAAGTTTTCTTTTCCGAAAAAGCCAAAGAACACGGTTTAATTGATGATATTGATACATTTGAAAATGTACTGAATTACTTTAATACTTAATTTACATACAATTATGAAATGGTTAAATGATGAAAAATACGATGCGCTAAAAGCGAAAGCAGATAACTACGATACCGTAGTAAGCGCTGTGTTGGCAAACAACGTAGGTTTAACTGCCGAAGAAGTAACGCCAAGTGTAATAACCGAAGCGCTTAACGCTTCCGGTACCGAAGATAATTCGGAGTTGCAATCTCAGTTAGCAGCAGCTGAAGAACGTGCCGAAACTGCAGAAAAACAAGTTTCACAACTTACATCAGAAGTTGAAACACTCACATCTGAAAACGCTAATTTGAAAAAAACGCCGGCTGCTGGTACATCAACTGTGAATATAAATTCCGATACTACCGAAGTATATGACATTGTAAAGTTTGCCAATGAAAACAAAGGAGATACAACAGCCATTATGAATGAACTCCGCGAGAAAGAAGGCTACAAATAAAAAACCAATAAAATATTTATATTATGGCAACAATTAATGTTACAGACTTACAGGACGCAGCCAAAACCTACGATCCTATTTTACGTACACTTCCTTTCTTTATTTTTCAAGACTTTGCGCAAAAATTGAGAATCACTGTCCGCGAAGTAAAAACAGGAACAGAAGAAAAACGTACAAATCTTCATCGTCGTGCAGGTGGAACTTTTCCATATTCGGCAAGTGAGCAATTGCCGGATCCAATGCCTGAACTATTGCGTACTCAAACAGAAATTTTGAAACCGGAGCTGGTCGCGATGGAGCTTCAAGACAATGTTACCAATTATTTAGAAAAACAACCATTAGTTATTGCTGGTACTCCTTTTGATCCAAAAACAAAACAGCATCCACTAAAAAGACAAATTGTAGAAGGAGCTGTACGCAGTCACGCAGAAGATGTAGTACTTACCGGATCATTTTTTGGTCAGCGTGACTTATCAGTTAAAGCTCCTATCGGTGCATTTGATGGTTATTATACAAAAATAGCCGAAGCTATTGCCGACGGGAAAATAGACAGCACAACAGGCGGTGTAAATAAAAATTATGAAACGACAGGAGATCTTTCAGGAACTGTTACTGTTATGCAGTTTGATGCTTTGGTTGATTGGGTTGGAAATTCACATCCTATGTTGCGTTCAAGTAAAGACGGAATTCCCGTGTTATGGTTATCAGGAAGTTTATTAAGAATAGCGTTGAATTCATATAAGGTAAAAACCAACAGTCATACAGATCCAACGTTGGCACAGATGATTAACGCGCTTCGAGACAGTTCTTTCTGTCCGTCGCTCGAAATTGCAACACATGAAGGTTTAGGTACAGGAAACAAATTGACGCTGATTAAATCCGGAAATGCAGAAATGGGTGTTGACACTATTTCGGCAAGTAATTTCGTACAAGTACGTGCTCCATTTCGCGATCCAAATCGGGTTCAGTTTTGGATTGAAGCCGGTTACGGTGTTCGATTCAACGATTACAATGCAAAAGTGTTCCGTACAAATGAGCAAACAAATACCGTCCTGGATTTGGCAGGCGATTATACAGCTTAAGTTACATTTAGTATAACTATTTAATAATTATCAGATATGAAAAAACTATTTAAAATAATATTAGTCTTAATGTCGATAGCATTAATGGCTTGCGTAATATTTGTGCCTGAAGTATTGGGTATATCGATAGGCGAAGGATTTGTTGTCGCTAATTTTTTGCCATTATTAGGAACTCCGGGAATTGAAAATATGGGCGGTATGAAAGCACGTGCCGCTTTTATTTCCGAATACGATGTGTTTAGCGTTCCAATGATACCAATGCGAGCGACCGATTCCATTATTGCCAGTAATCCAACTTTAAACCTTGTAGAAGGCGATTATGTTTATCGAAAAATTGAAAATAATACAGTAACGTATGTAAAAGCTGGCGCAAAAGAATTGGCGCTTGCCAAAGGAAGTTTTGTCTTCAAAAAACAGGGAATCAAGCCGACATTTATGTATGCCACTGATAAAACAGTGTCTTATACTGCCGAGAGTCAAGGAGAAACAGATGGATATAGCAAACATCCGGCAGGACAACTATTTTATCCAGGAATGGGAGAAACAGCAGCAGCAGCCGATAGAAAATTTAACAATACGCGTGGTTACTTGATTTTGGAAACAAACGAAGGCAATCAAATTCTTGTTGGTCAGCCCGGATTACCGTGTACACTTCACAGCAGTTTTTCTGCCGGACAAGCGCGAGCCGATCAACGTGGATTCACATTTAATTATGAAGCAGATTCGTTTGTGGCATATATCACGCTTGAATCGCCGATTGACTTTGATGCATTAGAGTCTCAAACAGAGGAATAAAATTGAAAATTTTTACAATTATGATACAAAAAACAGAACAATGGTTAACCAATCCTAAGCGAGATTATTGCGAGGGATTGGATATTTTCAACCAATTCGCTGCTGCAGATCAAAAAGCAACGTTTAGCGAATTTTTGAAAATGAAAGAGGACGAAGAGAAAGTAAATCCTTTCGACGCACGGTTCCCAATACTAATTAATAAAGTTTCGTTTATTTTTAGTAAAATGAAACTGAATCCGAAAGCTTATTCTTCAGCAGAAGAAAGCAAAGAAATTTCTATGAGCAAAAGCTCTAAAAAAGAACTTGAATCCAAAGTCAAAGAAATCAAAAATTTGGAAGATGATAAAAAATCATTGGAAGAAAAAATCCAAGGATTTGAATCCGATGGCGAAAACAAGCAAGAAGAAATCGAAGGACTAACTTCTGAATTGGAGGAGAAAGAACTCAAAATTAAAGAACTTGAACAAGAGCTGGCAGAAGCCGCCGAAAAATCGGGGTTTAAAATCATAACCTACGATAATTTGCCAAAAGATATTCAAAAAGAGTATAACCGTACAAAAGAGATTGTACCGCTGATGGCGAAGATACATTCGGAACTTAGCATCGAAAACATACCCGATACATTGCGCAAAAAACTTGCCGAAGACCTTTGCAATCTTGATGACGAAAAACGTCAATGCTGGGATAAAATAGATAATTATACCGAAAATGGAGAAGTACTGCTGAATGAATCTAAAGCGTTGGAATATTCTGACGATCCGGTTATTCGTGGTATGGAAATAGCAAAACGCATCGCACGATTGAGAGATAATATCAGCAGAACTGAAAAGGTAATTTCCAACAAACAAACAAAACCAAATACGAAAGCAAAAGCGGAGATACGCCTGGCTAATCAACAGAAAGAACTCGCAGAACTTGAGGAACAATTAAATGCAAAAAAAGAATAAGTTTGAGAAACTTTTTCCCAATGGGCTATTGCCGGATACGACAACGCCCTTTGTACACAAAGGAGAATGGGCAATACACGAGTTATTGCCCTTTCTGCTTTCATATACTGGCACCGCAGAAGTGCGGGTAGCTACATTTAATATTTCGGAAGATAGTTTGCGACCATTGTTTTTCTTGCTCGAAGAAAAGAAAATTAATCAGTTGCAACTATTGCTCGATATGAATGTACGTAGACATAAATTAGAACTATTACTTTTTGCTGCTAACATAACGCCAGAAATAAGAATCACAGCAAATCATAGTAAAATTCTTTTGCTCGAAAACAAAACATGGAAAGTTGGCATTGTAGGAAGCGCGAACATGAATAATAATCCGCGCTACGAAGCAGGATTTATTTTTACCAACAAAGATTTTTACGATTATTTCAAAAAGGCTTTTGAAGATGCCTATAACAATGATAGTTTACCTTTTGAATGGAATTGACCGATGAACAATTGAAGCAGGTAGAAGAAATGTCTGCGGCGTTGCTTCCACCTGCCGAAATAGCGATATTAATAAAAATCGATTTCACCAACCGAAAATTGTTTTGCGAGATCTGTAAGACACACGAACAAAGCGCAATCTATGATTCGTATCAGCGAGGTAAACTTACTACAAAATTAGAGTTGCGCCGAACGGTAGTGAAGTTAGCTAAAGCAGGTTCTCCGGCAGCCGAACCATTGGCAGAAAAATATATCAAAGAACAAATAATTGGCGAAAATGGCAAATAAAAATGAAGCATTAAAAAAAATAACAAACGCACTTTTTCTGCCGGAAGCAGAGGCGCAAAATATGCTAACAGCCTATCAGTTAGAGCGAAAAAACCGCTTAATGTTTTGTGTTAGCAAAATAATGAGCAATCCGATGACACCCGACAGAGAAATTGTAGAATTTCTAATGGGCGGTTGTGGTGGAAATTGTACTGCCATTAGCCAAACACAGGCTTATCGTGATTTATCTTCGCTCATACAGATTGTCGGAAATGTAAAAAATGCGAGTAAAGCGTGGATACGCTACACAATAGCAGAAGCCACAAAAGAAACGTACGCCATAGCCAAAGAAAAAGGCGATAGTAAAGGTATGAACGGTGCAGTAGCAAATCTCGGAAAATACACCCGCGCCGATAAAAATGATGATGCTTTCAACTTTGATGATATGCTTCCGCCTGTTTTTGAACCGACAGATGATGTTACGGTTCTTGGAGATATTGAAGTAATACCAAACTTAGAAAAGCGCAGACAGGAACTGCGAGCGTTATTAAAAAATCCCAACACTACCAATATCACCGATGCCGAAATTGTAGAATAATGAATTACCAGCACCTTTTTTCCGTTAATCAGTTGCACGATGCCGAAAGACGCTTATTGAAGTTTTTCAATAAGATGCAACGCGAAGTAATGGCAATTTCTGCGCACGACAAATATATTATTGCCGCACGAGGAACAGGAAAAAGTGAGGGGATAGATGTGTGCGATATTCTTCAAAACACATGGGCAATGCCCGGCTCACTGGGTGGATTTCTCAGTCCAAGTTATGCTAAAGCGTGGGGAAATACATTACCGGCTATTTGCCATGCTTTGGCAGAATGGGGCTACATTGAGGGAATCCATTATTTTGTCGGACGCAAAGCGCCCAAAAGCGCCAATTTCAAACAGCCGAAACGTGCGCCTTTACGCGATGCCTGGGGCAATGCCATACATTTTTGGAATGGAACGGTAATGGTAGTACTATCATTTTCGCAAGGAATGTCTGCCAATTCAATGTCGTTAGATTGGATTGTAGGTCCGGAAGCAAAGTTTTTAAATTACAACAAAATAAAATCAGAAGTCAATCCTGCAAATCGCGGAAACACAAAAGATTTTGGATATTCGCCACGCCATCACGCTGTAACATATACTACCGATATGCCTACCACCAAAATGGGACGGTGGATTTTGGAGAAAGAAAAAGAAATGGATAAGACGCATATTGACCTTATCCGTTACATTTATAGTGAAATAAAACAGAATGAACGACTACCGGAGCAAACAGCACATATCAAACAAAAAATCAAGTCGCTACGAGCCGAATTAAACGATTATCGGAGATATCAAAAGCCTGTGATACCAACGCCCGGAAAGAAACGAGAATATACCGTATTTTATGCCGAATACGATGTGTTTGACAACCTCGAAGTATTAGGAGAAGATTTTATCTGGCAAATGAAACGCGACAGCCCAGCGTTGATTTGGCGAACCGCTTTTCTGAATGAAAAACTTTTGCGCGTAGCAAATTGTTTTTATTCTGCCTTGGACGAAGATAAACATTGTTATATTCCGGCAGATAATTGCACAATGGGCGATTATTCCGAGAATTACCATACAAAGCCGTCTTCCGTTCGCACAGCCAAAAGAATTGTATCAAACTGCCTGTACGATACTGATTTAGATTATACAAAACCGCTCTACATTGCATTTGACGCTAACGCGGCAATATCAACCTGCATCGTTGGTCAACCCGACCTCAATAAACGTACGCTACCAACAATCAACGAACTGTATGTAAAAACACCACAGAAAATTCAAGATTTAGCGCAGAAATTTTGCGACTATTACGCACCAAAATTGGGAAAGAAACAAGTAGTATTTTATTTTGACCATACTTTTGTTGCAGCATCAGCCACCGGCGACAGTTATAAAGATACCATTATTAAAGTGTTGGAAAAAAACGGCTGGGAAGTAACGGAGGTTTACATCGGTCAGCAGCCACAGCACGATTGGCGGCACAAAGAAATAGACCGGGCAATGAAAGGCGACAGCGATTTGCTTTTCCCAACATTCAACCTATATAATACTGAAAATACAAGGCTGGCAATGGAACAAACCAAATGTAAACTGGGCAAAAACGGCTTTGAAAAAGATAAATCGCCTGAAAGCTTGCCCGATAGCCCCGAACACCCGGACGAACAAAAAACACATATTACCGATGCATGGGACACATTTTTTGTCGGCTGTAACTTCTTTTATACCGAACCATCAAGCGATATCGGTGGTGGAATTATATTTTTGAGATAAAAAACATTTTTTTTGTAAAAACAATCGAAAATGGAACAGTTAGTTGTAAAATTAGATTCAATTAAAGAGCTAATAAACAAGAGAATGATGCTTGTTCATACAGAGAACTTTCACGTTTCTTGTTTAGCAGAGCTTTGGGATTTATATGATAACGAAGCAAAACACAATTTTTGTCAGAATATTTTACATTTCTCCCTTTCTTTTGTTACTTTTCTTTCGGGGGCTTCAAAGAAAAGTAATACGACGCAAACAGCCACATTCCGACCTGTCAGAATATGGCTATTTTTGCTGTTTTAGTGCGTTTTACGCTATCATTAGATTGATATAAGCAAGATGTCTTATTGTGGGGTCGCAGTCGTCTAAAAGGTCAATCATTCTGTTTTTATCAATTTTTGCATTTTTTGGTATTGACGATACAATTAAACTTACTTTGATAGGCTGTTTTTTATTGATTTTGTTTTTCATAATTATGCGGCGTTTTCGAGTTTATAAACTTGTAAATCTGAAAATAAAAATTATTTTTCATATCTTTGTCGTATTGATTTTTGATTTACTCCATTTTGAATTAAAAATTGATTAAACAAACACAGGGCGAGCCGTGAACTCGCCCTGTGTTCTTTTTAAGCGGCTTGTTTCAGTGCTTCGGGCATTATCTGTTGTGCTCCCATAATTTCGCGAACTTCCTGTTCTGCTTTTATCAACGCCTCGTTGATGTCGGATTTCCAAATATCAACTACCTGCAAAATGCTTTTTGGATTGTGAGAATGAATTTTGTTGCCGTTTTGGTCTGTCAATGTAACCTTTGCAATCGAATTATCCATCAGAATAACAAAGCCGTCAATATCTGCTTTTTTCCCTTTAATAGTTTGGTATCGTTGCACCAGTAACGAAGTTTTTTCTGCTTTTGCTTGCAGTTCCTCAATGCTTGGAATTGTAGGTGTTTTTACCGCTTCTACTTTCGGTGCAGTTTCAATGATTTTTACTTCGACATTTTTTTTGTCGTTTACTACTGTTGCGTCTTTTGCGCTTTCTTCTACTTTGTTGATGCTGATGCTCAACGGTTTTTTTCCTTTTTCCATTTTGGTAAAAATTTAATTGATTAAACATTTCAAGGCTTTTTCCCCTTGTTTTGATATATCAAAGATACAACAAAAAATTACAATATGCAAATTTATTTTTCTGCAAATCAATACATTATCAATGTTATACTATGAAATAATAGCTAAATTGTAACATAACTATCATATAAGATAAGCAAAAAATTTTTATCTCTTTTCAATTAAAAAATTTGCGAAAATTATTCTGAAAGACTTATAAATAGGCATTTTTTATAATATTTATTAAAAATGTTAAATTTTTCATTCCGCATAAAAAATAATCTATTCTCATTTTTGAAAAATTAAACATTTGATATTCAGAACAAAAGGGGTTTTAAAGGGGAATATTTTCCCATTTATCTGTTGAAAGACCACGCTACGCCCTGAAAAAATTTGCGTCGCAAAAATATTTTTTTGCGTTATATGCCACGCGAAAAATAAAAAACGCCCTGTAAATACATCGCGCACGCGATACCTTTTTGTCCTTTTCTTACGACGCAGATATGAATAATTTTGATTTCCATTTTCTATTTTAAAATTTAAAAATCAAATTATTATGAGTACAGAAATCAAAGCAGGTAGTACAGTTCAATTAAAAGGATTTAAAAATGTTACTATGACAGTAATGTCAGTTAGTAATGGAATTCTTGAAGAAAAAAAGGCTGCTCGTTGTGTTTGGATGAATATCAATTTTGAATTACAAGATTCAGTATTTCCAATAGAAGCACTTAAATCTGTTAATGTATAAACTATGCGACGCATAAAACAATCAAAAATATGGGAAGAGATGGAACGGCAAGCGCCCAACGGTTCTTCGATTCCGTTCTCATTCTCTTTCGTTAAGAAAAAAACAGGTGCAATTGTGAATATTTCTAAAGCTACGTGTACGTCGATTCATTCCAAAGGCTCAACCGTTAATATTCTTATTGATGGAGAAATACGCCCTAAATCTATACGAAAATGTCTAATCATAACCTTTAACAGCGCAAGCGTTTATTTATAATGTCACAAGAAGTAATTATACAAGGAGATATAGCGTACTTGTCGAGCTCAAAAGCACTTGTTACTATTAGCAACAGCTCACCGATTACGAATGATTCAGCAAGTTACATTAGCGCAACTCCAAAAAATAAACCGAACACCAAAGAAATAGAATTTGTTTCGTGGGGAAAAAATAACGAATTACCTAACGAAATAATGAAATCAATATACAAGAATGTAACCGTTTCGGCAAATATTGATTTTAATGCCAAAGTAGCATATGGAAGTAGAATAAAGGTTATGCGAAAAACTGATGACTACAAGCCTGATGGTACACTAAAAGTAAAAGAAGTGCCCTACAAGGAAGCAGAAGACATTTATGAGTTTTTAGAAAATAACAATATTAATCGCATATTTCAAGAGTTTGGAAATGACTTAGCGGTGTTCTCTGATGCTTTTATTGAATTTACATTCGACTCGAATACTCCTCGAAAAATAGCAATGATTCGTCAAAAAGAAGTGGCGTTCTCGCGATTAAGTAAGCAAGACAAAACAAAAAAACGTATCGAATGGCACGGATATTCGGGTGGTTGGGCAGAAGGAAAACAGGACGAAGATTTAATTGTAACACCATTTCTCGACCGCGATGCACCATTGTTTGACCTCAAAAACCGCACAGGAAGACTACCGGGAGAAGACGGAAAAGCAAGAAAAGACGACAAAGAACCGCGTTATATGATGTCGCTAGCACTCCCGATGCCAGGTCGATATTATTACGCAAAATCTTATTGGTGGAGCATTTTTGAAAGCGGTTGGTATGATTTTTCGTGCGCTATACCAAAACTAAAAAAGGCATTGATAGAAAACCAAATGGTATTACGGTATCATGTTCAAATAAATGAAAACTTTTGGGCAAAACTATTTAAATCCGAAGGGATTTCTGAATCGGACCCGAAAAAAGTAAAAGAGCGAAAAACAGAGTTTTATACCCAGATTGATAAATTTCTTGCCGGAGAAGATAATGCAGGAAAGAATTTTGCTTCTCATTTTAAATATGACCAAATAAAAGGATTTGAGGTACACGATATTATTATAAAGCCACTCGAACAATTCATCAAAGGAGGAGAGTACATCGAAGATAGCGAAGAAGCTACCAATATGATATCTAATCCTATGGGCGTACATCCGTCAACCATTGGCGCAAGTCCTGGAAAAGGTAATAATTTAAACGGTTCGTCGCAACGAGAATTGTTCACCATAAAGCAAGCAATGCAATCTTCTATTCGTGAGCAGATGTTATCAGTACTCGAAATTGTGAAAGTAATTAACGGCTGGGATAGAAATATTGAATTTGTTATTCCGAACATTATGCTGACAACGCTCGACAAAAACACCGGAGCAGAAAAAGTAATTGGAAACAACTCAATAGAATAA